GGCGGCCCCTGCCGCGGCAGAGCCTGCACCGGCGCCGGCCATGCTGCCGGCGAGCTGCTGCGTCTTGTCGTACTGAGCCCGGGCCATCGCGAGCTGCTTGGTCTGCGCGGTCAGGCGCTGCATGCGACGGCCCTGCTCGGTGATGGTCTGGCTGGTCTGCTCGATGCGTTGGCGCAGGTCGCGCTCGTGCTGGCTGAGGTTGCGCGTGCTGATGCCCGCGGCGCCGAGCTTGTTGCGCAAGCCCTGGAGCTGCACCTGTTGTTCCTGGTGCTGCCGCTTGAGGGCGGTGGCTTCGCGGATGGCGCCCTTGAGGTCGCGGGTCATCTGCCGGGTGGGCACGCCAGTGGCAGCCAGGTCCCTGCCGAGGGCCTTCACGCGCTCGCGGGCCGCCTGCAGGGCGGTTTCGGTCTGCTCGCTCGCCGCGCGCAGGGTGCGCCAGCTGCTGACGTCGCGCTGCTGCGCTTGCAGGGTCTTGAGCTGGTCGCGGGAGTCCTTGAGGGCGCGGCCGAGGCCGACGCTCCCCTGGGTGATGGCGCGGATCGGCCGGGTGGCTCGGTCAATGGCCTGGAGGATCACCTCCATCTTCAAGTCATTGGCCATGCTTCAGCTCCCAGCGTGTTCTGGCCCGCTCGCGCCATTCGATCAGATCAGAAAGGGCCAGCGGGTCCATGTCCGCCGGCGCCCAGTGAAAGACCACGGCCAGGTCGGCCATGGCGTCTTCTACGCAACGAGGGCAGCTTCCTTCGCCGACTTCTGCAGCAAAAAACCGGACACCGCGACGCCGCAGGCCATCAGGTCGGCCGGGTCCATGGCGCCGATCTCGTGATCGGTCAGGCTGGGGGTGCTGATGCGCGGCAGCACCTTGCGCAAGGCCAGCACGTCCATTTGCACCAGGTCGACCAGGGTGACGCCGCGCAGCTCGCCGCTCATGGGCTTGCGCAGGGTGACGGTGTCGTGGGAGGTCTCGCCGCGCTTGATGGGGGTGTCGAGCTTGATGACCGCTTCGTTGGGGTTCTTGGCCTTTTCGGCGGTGGTCTCGGGGGTTTCCATGGGGTTGCTCCTTGGGTGCGTTGGGCCGCCAGCAGGGGCGCTGCTGACGGGTTGCGGAAAGGGGGGCGCTGGCCGTGCTCGGCTTAGATGCCGAGGGCCTTGCGGTGCTCTGCCAGGCGGTCGTCGCCGTCGACGATGTAGACGAAGTTGAGCAGGTCGATCTCGATGAGGACCTCACCGTCGACGCTGAGCTTGTAGTAGGTCAGGGCGGTGGTGATCTTGTGCTCGGTGTCTTCGCCGGGCTCGGCGTCGCCGAAGTCGATCTCTTCATGCCGGCCGCGGGTGACGATCTCCACGGCGCTGACTTCGCCGGTGTCGTCGCGCTGCACCGAGCCGGAGAAGCGCAGCTGCACGCCGTCGACCCGGGTGGCGCCGAACTGGCGCACGGCGATCAGATCCCAGCCGCCGAGGGTCCACTCCAGCTGCAGGCCGTCGTCGCTGTGGCCCATGTCGACCTTTACCGGGCCGTCCATGCCGCCGCCCCGGTAGGCCTCCAGCTTGCGACCGAGAACCGGCAGGGTGACGGCTTTGGCGATGCCGAGGTAGCTGTTGCCGTCGTTGAACAGATTGAGGTGCTTGAGTTTCTTGGGCAGGGCCATGGTCGGGCTCTCCTACGGCGCGGCCTGGGCCGCGCAGGTAAATGGGGGTCAGGCGTTGACGGCGGCGGCGAACTGGACCAGGTGGCGGTCGGTGATGCGCTGGCGCAGCAGCAGGTTTTCCAGCGGCGGTACCGGGGTGTAGTCGTAGTCCAGGTAGAGCTTGCCGGCCTTGAGGGTGTCCTTGTCGTTGGCGGCCTCGTCGTACCAGCACTCGAAGCCGAGCAGGTAGCCCAGGCGGACCAACTCGCGGCCCTTGGCGTTGATGCCTTCGACGATGTCGCGCACCAGGGAGGGGTGCATGGGCTTGTCCACCGCCCAGAAGTGCGCCTCGGCCATGGTGTCTGCCAGCACCTGGGCGGTGCGGGTGTAGTTCTCGAAGGCGAACAGCGGGTCGGCGCTGCAGGTGCGCGAGCCCCAGAAGCGGAAGCCGTCACGGCGGATCAGCGTGGTGACCTCGTCGGCGTTGAGCAGGCCCGCGTCTGTCGCTGGGTTCTGCAGGTCGAAGTAGATGTCCTTGCTCAGGCCCGACACGCCGTTGACCGGCACGTTGGACAGCGTCTTGTGCCAGCCGACCTGCTCGTCCAGCTTGGCGCGCAGGCCCAGGGCGCGGGCGATGGCGCTGGCTGGTGCGTTGGCGTTCGCCACGGTGTCCCAGGAGACGAAGTCCGGCCAGATGAGCATGAGCTCACGCGCACCAAAGCCGGCGCGGTAGGCAATGGCATCGCTGACGGTCTCGCAGCCGTAGGCGTTGGCGTAGGCGAAGCCGCGCAGCTTCTCGGCGATCGCCACCAGCTCGGTGGTGACCGGCAGCGAATCGAGCCCAGGCACGCCGAGGATGCGCGGTTTGACGCCGAGCTGGGCTTCTGCTGCCAGCAGTGCCTTCATGCCCTGGTATTCGCCAGTGGCGCTCACGCCGCCGATGATCTTGCTGACCTGGTCAGCTTCCTTCGCGGCATCGTCGACGCCTTCGCCATCAGCCACACGCACCACGACGGTGACAGGCGAAGCCTGGTCGGCGATGGCATCCAGGCTGCGCGCCAGGGTGCCCAGCTCACCGGCGGAGCCGGAGGCGGTGAGCACGTCAGTGAGCAGCACGGGCTTGTTGAGGGGGAACTTGACCGCATCGGCATCGGACGCGGTGCAGACCATGCCCACCACGGCGGTGGAAACGGTGCGAATGGGGCGGGTGCCTTCGTTGATTTCGAGGACGCGGACGCCGTGATGGTATTCGGTGGCCATGGGGTTGAGGCTCCTGGGCGAGTGCCGGATCAGTGAGCCTTGAGGGTGACGCGCGCGCGCAAGGGGCGCACGCGGCGGGCTGTGTAGCTATAGCCGATACAGCTACGAGCCGGCGCTCAAGAATGTGGCGATTCGCAGTGCGCTACTGTAAAAAGCCCGCCAGCATATCGCGGGCTCGGGCCGCTATCGAATAGCTATCAGGGGGCAGTAATGAACGGAGTGAATCAGCACAGGGATGACATTCAAGGACTAAGAGCGGTGGCTGTTCTGGCGGTCATCATTTATCACGCGAACCACAACTGGCTCCCAGGTGGTTTTATTGGCGTTGATATTTTCTTTGTTATCTCTGGATATCTTATAACTGGCATTGTGCTGCGGCAGAAGACAGAACGCCGCTTTAATTTCATCTCTTTTTACGCATCCCGTCTGCGTCGTATTGTCCCGGCTTATTTTTTTCTTCTAGCCTCGGTTGCAGCCGTTATGGCAGTGCTTCTGATACCTAGAGATTTCGATACGTTCTTCGATTCGCTTAAATCTGCTACTTACTTCAACAGTAATAGCTACTTTAGCGACCAAAGCGATTACTTTTCCCCCGCTTCGCATGAGCTTCCGCTGCTACACACGTGGTCACTTGCGGTCGAAATGCAGTTTTACCTTTTCCTTCCCGCGCTACTGGTCATAGTACCTACTAGATTCGTCAGAGCTACGCTCGGCTTGATGGCCGCTTTTCTTTTTATGTACTCCGCTCTTCTATTAGCCAGTGGAGAAAAGCAAGCCGTATATTTTTCGCTGCTAGCTCGAATACCAGAGTTCCTAGTCGGCGCTCTTCTCGCCACTACAGGAATTCCCTCTTTAACAAATCCTTTCCGAAACATGAAGGCGTGGACTGGTTTGGCCCTCATTTCGCTAAGCTTTATCCTCATCTCTGAGGAAGCCGCGTACCCAGGTCTGCTCGCATTAGCCCCATGCATCGGGACAGCTCTACTTATTAGCGCTTCCGGCAGCGTGGTAAATAAGTGGCTTGCTAGCAGGGCCGCAGTTTTTATAGGCACTATCTCCTACTCGCTCTACCTGTGGCATTGGCCGGTTCTCGCTGGGTTTCGTTACTACTACGAAACCTACGAATTGCCAGCAAGCATATTACTCGCCAGCGCTGTTCTCGTAGCTGCGTTATCGATCGCATCCTATGTGCTTATTGAAAACCCACTCCGTCAAGTGAACGAGCGAAAAGGCGCTTTTAAGCTAGCAGCAATCGCCGCTATCGCTTTCCTCGTGGTTATCATCTCAAAAACCATGAACCCGATGGTAACTAGGCCATTGCCAGTCGAAATGACCCGATACGCAGCGCCCGAAGAGATTTGTCACGGTCAGATAGTTGGCGAGTGCCTTCGAGGCGATTTGGCAGCCGGCGAAGAGATACTCCTGCTCGGAGACAGCCACGCTGCACAGTTAAACCACTTTGCCGACGAGATAGGTAAAGCGCTTGGAATACGAGTTCGAGTAATTACTGCGAGCAGCTGCGTCCCGCTTGATGGCTTTGACTTAGATCGTCTACCCGAATGGGCAAGGCCACCATGTGAAAAACAGATAGCGACCGTAAAACCCTACCTTGAGTCTGCAGATGCCGTGTTGCTAGCGGGGATGTGGCAATTCCATGGAAAGAGTCCGCAATTCATGGCTGCACTTGAAAAGTTCATGGCCGCAACGGCAAAGCGAGACCAGTCTCTCATTGTCCTCGCGCAGGTGCCGATGCTGACATCGAATGTTCAGCGAATGTATCGCTTCAATGCGCTAGGTAGCGTAAAGGCTGCACAGCTGGAAGGCACTTGGCAGAACGCCAATCGAAAAGTTGAAGAGATGGTTAACAAATATCCAAACGCATCGTTTCTAGATCTCACATCGCTCCCACTATTCGCAGCGCCTCCATTTGCAAACGGGGAGCTGATCTATCACGACAGCCATCACCTGAACGAGATCGGCTCTAAGCGGTATGGCGATGCCGCGGCCGCTGAGATCGCTGATGCCCTGAAAGGTATCGGAGACATGCAGGCTGCGTCTGCCAATTCAACGCGCTAAGCATTTCCTATGCCAGCAACGGCTGCTTCGATAGCAGCCGTTGCCTCATGCGCGATGCTCTGCGCTTCCTCGGTTTCGCCTGCTGCCATCCTGATGAGTATGTCCGCTTTGGCCCGGAGACGAATCTCGCGGAGCGAGTACAGTGCATTGGTGTAGGCGGCCGCTTCGGCGAGAATACTTTCCGCTGCTTCCGCTGGCGTTCGTCCGTTAATAGCCCAAGCGGCGACTGTGCGGGGCACTGCATCTGCTGGGTAACCAGCGTCGGCGAAGGCCTGCGCCTCGATGCGGGCGCGGTCGTATTCGACGGCGCGCAGCGGATCGCCAGCGACGGCGCGACGGGCATCATCAGCAGTTTTATCGATCGCCTCGCACAGCTCTTCAACCGTAATCGCAAAAGATGGAGCATTGATGAGAATCGGCAAGCCGTCTGCATCGTGTGCACGAACCTTACCTTCGTGAGGGCTGGCTATAACAGCAAGATAATGCTCGTTGCTGATTATGACCGCGTCGTCAGGCATGGCATCACCATGTGTCTCAGGCAAGTAGGTGCATCCAGTTGTTTGGCTGTAGTAACGCATGAGCGCTCCTCAATGTCCGACTGCAATCCAAAAAGCACCGGGAATGGTTTCGTAGTTGTCAGGGTTAGCAAGACGGAATCCGGTCGTGGTGACTAGTCGGGTGTGAACTGCGTAGTCAGGTACCGAATCAGTTGCTGCGCCGGTCGTCGTCGCCACAAGGCTGAATAAAGCCGTGGGAAACGCCAACGGATAAGTCACGTTAACTCCGTTGTTCGGTGACGCCGCTCCGGTCTTGCCCCACTGCACGATGAGACCCCCGAGCCATTGCGGCAGTACGACATAGCCGTTTTGCGTCAGGCTTATGGAGAAGCCGAAACGTAACTTTTTGGGTGTTACCGAAGTTGTGTCGCTGGCGCCGGCATTGACCTCGCTTTGAGTAGCAATCCTTGCCAGGCCAACTACCGTCTCAGTAGCTTGAACGACCTTCTTCGAGATGGCTTGAAAGACCCGCAGGGGGCTCATCCACTTGCCCGTAATAGCGCCGGCCTCAGCCTCTGTCTGTGAGGCCTCTGGATGGTTTCCAGTGTGATAGAGCTCTTGCCATGGGCGGAAAGGAGCGCCACTTGAACTGCGCGTCCTTATCCAGATGCGCTCACTATAGGCAGCGCTTGCTAGCTGCATTGACCAGGAAGAAGCCCCCCAATTCATCCAGCGGATGGCGCTATTAGATGGATTGTCAGCCGGAAGGGGGGCTGTGCCTCGGGTATACGATGCGCCTGGCGCAGAGGCCGTATCGGCAATCGTTCGACCTCCCTCAAGCTCGATAGGGGCGAGGATTCCCGCGTCCCCAACGCGCACCACGCGCCCGATGTTGGCGTCTTCCCTAGTTTTGGTCAGCGTGCCCTCAGCGGCGGTGCCAAGGCCTAATGTTGAACGAGCAGACGCTGCGTCTAGATCATCTAGCAATGTTCGCGCGAACGGGGTGAAGTCTGTGGTTGCAAACGCATCGACACCGGTTGCATAGATCAGCTTGTCTGCTGCTGTGGCAAGCGCTGCAAGCGCGGTCAGTGTTTGGTCGGAGGCTTGCGCGCCAAGGGTTACCCTAGCGGTATCGGCTGTTTCGTCGTCGAGAAGCGTTTTAGCGAACCCGGAAATGTTCCCCGAATGGAATATCTCCACCCAAGGATTCCAATCTGCAGCCGCTGCAGTCGGGGAGGCGACGCTCGCAGACCTGACGAACACCCTGTTCATGTAGATGCGCCGAAATTCCTGATGCGGATAGGGCTTCTTTCCATGGACCGTCAGATAGCCTGCTCCGACCATCGGCGCGTTGATCAGTTCTGCGCCGGTTAGATAGGCGTAAGTGCCGGGCTGGGTGACGGTATTAAGGTCCGTCCCGCCAACCATCGGAATCGCATCGCCTATTCCGAAATCTGCAAACCTCAGCAACTGTTCTGGCGTGGTGTCGGTAGGGCTGACGGTTACGTTACGTGTTGCGGCCATCCCGAGGCCGAGTGTTGTGCGGGCAGCTGACGCGTTAAGGGCGGCAAGCAATGTCCGAGCAAATACGGTGAGGTCTGCGGTCGCGAACGCATCCGCACCGGTCGCATAGATCAGTTTGTTCTCCGCAGTGACCAGAGCAGCCAACGCCGTCAGGGTTGGGTCGGCCGGCTGCTTTTCATCCTGCAGCTTCTTGCCTTGGGCCGCCGTCAACGCCTGTGCGGTGCTTGTACTGATCAACGTGTTGTTGAGCTGAATAAGGCCCGCCCGGGATGTACTGCCAGTCAGGCTCTTGAGGCCTGCCGGTGTGACTGCGCGCGAGCCATCGGTGCCCGTCTGGGTTTCCTCTGGCGTTGCCAGTTCGACCACGCCCTGGACCGTGGTGGTTGCCGGTGGGTTGATAAAGCTGACGTCGCCGAAGGTGATGCTGGTGGCGTTGAGGCTCTCCAGGATGATGTCGGTGGCCAGCAAGAGCGTGGACGGCCCCGCCTTCTGGATGATCCAGCCCGAGGCGGCCGGCTGCGAGTAGACGGCAATGAGCGTGCCCTTGTCGCTGAACAGGCCGAACTCGCCCACGTTGTAGGCCGCTGAGCTCTCGTCCAGGGCCATCACATGAATGGTGTCCGCCGCGACGGCTTGCCCCGCGATCGAACTCACGCGCTTGACCTGCGCCTGCAGCGCCGTGCGCGTTTTCGTGGGCGTGTATTGCCCGGTACCGAAGCCGATTTCTGTGATGGTGACCGGGCCTGTGCCGGTGTTCTGGGCGTTGATGATCTCGGCGCGGCCGTCATCGGTGATGGTGATGGGTAGTGCCATTACGGGGCCTCAATGCATTGCAGGCGGCGGTAGATGAATGGCCGGGCCGCCCCCTGCAGGCCGAGGCCTCCAGTGGCGGCCAGGCCGAGCGTGAGCGTGAAGTGCGAGCGGACGGGCTTGGTGCGCTCGATCTCCTTGATGATGTCTTGCTGGTACGCGGCAGTATTGGGAACGCTGGCGCCAAGGGTGAGCACCACCTCAAAGGTGTGCGGTGTGCCCATAGGCTCGGTTTGCCACCATTCACGCAGAGCCAAGGAGCTGCCGAAGCTGCGCACGACATCGCGCACGCTCTTGGCGGTGCCCTTTCGGCGCTGGATATCCACCGCGGCACGGATACGCGCCCGCTTCACCGCTTCCGGCCAGTACGGCTGCCAACTATCGAGCGAAAGCGTCCAGGCGAGCCACGGCAGCAAATTCGCCGGGCAGGTCTCGGGATTCCAGAGGTCGCGCAGCGGCACCGCCATGGTGCCGAGGCGCAGGGTGGCCTGCTCCAGCTTGCGCTCAAGCGGCGAGGCATTGGGCGGTAGCAGGCTTGGCTGATCACTCATCCAGGCCACCGTCGGTGAGGTTGATCGCGGTGCAGTAGGAGGCGCTCTGGCGATTGATCACGAGGTTGGCGGTGGGACTGGCCAGATCTACCCGCTGTACGCCTGGTTGGTGCAGCGCTGCGTAGATTCCGGAGAGCGTGACATCCAGCCCGAGACGGTGTTGGCCGGCGGTGTAGGCCTCCAGCGCCGCGCGGGCGTTGGCCATGATCACCTCACGGTCCGGGCCGGCGTAGAAGTACAGGGTCGCGGTGACCTGGTACTGGACGATGGTGGCGGCCTGTACCTGGACGTAGTCCGTGAGCGGCCGAACGCTTTCGTCGCTCAGCTTGGCGAGCACGGTAGAAAGCAGCGCGGCGTCCGGCACTCCGGTACCGGAACGCGAAAGCACAGTAATCAGGACCTGCCCAGGCGATGGGCTGGTGGCACTGGCATCGAGTACCTGCCCGTCCGCGCTGAGGGCGTGGAAGATGTAGGCGCCCTCGGGGCCTGCGGTCGACAACCCTTCCAGCGAGAGCTGGATGCGATAGCGGAAGTCGCTGTCGCTCTCGTAGACGGCGGCAATCGGCGGAACCGCTGTTGGAACGGCGGGGCTGATGAGCAAACGCTCGACGCCGAACAGGGAGCCGAGGTTGTCCAGGTCGGTGCCGGTTGAATACGGCAGCATGACGGCGCGCGCGGCATCGTTGATGCGGGCGCGCAGTTGCAGCTCGCGATAGGCGCAAACCTCCAGCAGCTTGACGAACGGCTCCGACTCGATCTGCGCGTCCAGCTCGGGCGCACGATCGAGCAGATCGGCCAGCATGGCGGCGAGGATCTGCTCGAAGTCGAGCGGTTCGATCACATCCGGCGGGGCCACCTGGGCGAGGTTGATGGCGGTGAACTGGCTCATGTGATGGCTCCGAGACGCAGGGGGATGCGGAGGCTGAGCGGCTCGTTGAGATCGGCGCGGCTGCCCTCGATGTCGAGCACGACCTGCCCGGGCTGCTCGCCCAGGAACAACTGCACACGGCTCAGACGAATGCGCGGCTCCCAGCGCAGCAGCGCCATGGCCGTGGCGGCGTAGGCCTGCAGGCGGGTGGCGTCGTTGGTGGGCCAATCGATCAGGTCAGGCAGCTGGCTGCCGTATTCGCGGCGCATGACCCGCGAGCCGATGGGCGTGGTGAGGATGTCGGCGATCGACTGGGCCAGGTGGGCGTTGCCTTCGATGGCGCGGCCAGTGCGGTTGCTCATGCCGATCATGGTCAGCCTCCTGCGAACACGTTGGGCGAGCCCTGGGCCACGCTGCTGCCGCAGGCAACGGGGTCGCCAATGCGGGCCAGCTGTTTTCCGTTTGCAAATACGGTGGCGCTGCCAGCGGCCAGGGCGCTGGCGTGGGTTTCTGGGATGGTTGGGCAGGTGTGGGCTGCCCAGGCATCTCCCTGGCGGTGTGCGGCGATGCCGTTGATGAAGACGTTGGGGCTGCCCTCGGTACTCGGGCGCGCAGGCCAGCAGCCGTGCCCGGTGCAGTTGTCGCCGCGACGGGAGACGGCTGGCATCAGTTGAGCCTCACGTTGGCGCCAGCGATAAGCACGTCCCCGGCGGCGGATAGGGTGATCTTGCCGCCGCTGGTGATGGTGATGTCGCCGGTTGCATTGATCTCTGCGGTGCCAGGCAGGGTGGCGCGCAGGTGCTTCGCGATGCTGTCGTATTCGATGACGGCACCGTCGCGGTAGGTGCGGCGATGCAGGCCTTCGCGCCCGCCGTTGGCAGGAATCAGATCGCTGAATAGGCCGGTCAGCACCACGCCCTGGGCGAGGTTGCCGGATGGGCTCAGCAGCACCACCTGCTCGCCAATGGTGGGCGGGTCCCACTCGCGATCGGCGCCGGCGCGCAGGTTCAACCAGGGGCGCCAGGCGGTGGTGATGTTGCCGCTTTTCACCTGGACGCGAGGCGGCTGCATCTGGACCGCTTCGATGGTACCGAAGCGGACGATGTTTTCGAGCAGGCGGGCGAGGTCGGCAATGTTCATGCCGCTGATGCTGCGGCTCGCGCGCGCGTGGCGCACGGTGCTGAGCCTGTAGCGCGGGGTGCTACAGGGTGAGGTCAGCGGGTGAGGTGTTCCAGGAGCTGGTCGCGGATCAATTCCAGGTCGGCATCGGTGAAGCCGAGCAGCTCGCGGCGCTCGTATTGCACCTCGGCCTGGCCGCGATCGGGACGGTCTCGCAGGCCGTACTGGTGGACGCGGGCGATGCGGGCCACACGGCCCATGAAGCTGATGGCGATGGCGTCCGGGGTGCTGCGCAGCTTGAGGTGCGCGGCCTGGCGCAGCTTGGTGAACATCTGGCGTTTGATGCGTCCGACCTTGCCGCGCAGCTTGCGGGGCTTCCGCGGAGCGTACGGGGTGCCGTCCGGGTTGCGCTGACTGGCCACGCGCTGCTGCTGGCTGCGGCGTAGCTCGCGGCCGATCTGCTGGTTGAGCTGGCGACGGGCACCGGGCTCCAGCCGGGCCAGCAGAACGCCGGCCCAATCTTCCAGGGCGTGCAGGTTGTCGGTCATGGCGTGGGCGCGCCCCATTGGGCGATCACTTCACCGCTGGGGGTCTCCAGGCGCAGGCCTTCGAGGGTGAAGGTCTCCTCGAACAGCTCTGGCTCGTTGGGGTGGTTGACCTGCAGGCTGCCGTCGTCTTGCTTCTTGACGATCACCCGCTCGGTGAGCGGCAGCTTGAGCGACAGGTCGACCTTGCTGTTGTCCAGGACGTCCGCCTCGAAGGCGATGGCGGTCTTGCCCTTCTCCAGGTTGGTGAGCAGCTCGGGCTGGTTGACCAGCAACCAGGCCAGCAGGGGGATGGCCACGGCGTCCGGGTGGCCGGCGTAGTCGGTCAGAATGATGTTGAGCGTGTAGCTGTACTCGAACGACAGACCCGTCGCCGCGGTGCTGCGGATGGTGCCGTTGTCGATGAACACCAGTAGGCGGTCGGGGTTCTTGTGCAGCTCGGGCACGGCGGCGAGCAGATGCGCTCGCAAGGCGCTGGGCTTGTTCATGGCTGGGCGCCTCGTTCGTTGTGGTCGACGATGATGTCCACCTTGGCGGCGCATTCGCCCCAGGCGGCCATGAGGTAGTCGCCGTCGTCGCTCAGCTCGCCGTTACTGACCGGCGCCGCCGGGGCCAGCGTGCAGCGCGTCACGACCGGACAGCCACTGACGGTAACCTGCGGCTCCGGTAATGGCGGGGCGCTGGTGCAGGCGGCGAGCAGCATCAGGCAGAGGCTGAGCAGCCCAAGTCGCATGGGTTGGGTCTTCACGGCGGCGTTCCTTCTTCTTGAGCTGGTCGGTGGCCTGGGCCTGGCGCAGGTCGCTGAGCGTCTGATGCAACGCGAGTTGGTCGAGGCGCTGGGTGGCGACCTCGCCGGTGAGGCGGGCGATGGTGGCGGCCTGGCGAGTGTTGCGTTGCTGGGCGGTTTGCAGGTGCTCGGTGGCGAGATCGGCCTGCGCCTGAGCGGAGTCGATGCGCTGCTGCTGCATCCAGATCAGCAGGCAGAGCGCGGCGACCAGGGCGAGGCCGTAGAGGAGCTGGCGGGCGGTGGTCATGCCGCGCGCTCCTGCTCGCTGGCGAACTGCGCATAGGCCCGGGCGAGCTTCACGTCATAGAGGTTGCGGGCGTAGTTCGGGCCGTTGTAGCGGCGGGCGAACTCGGTCCACTTCTTACCCTTGAGCGCCTTGTGCAGCGCGGGGTCGGTTTCGATGAAGGTGACGAAGGCGTCGAGCTGGGCGGCCTCGCTCAAGGCCATGGTGTCCGCGAAGTGCTGGGCATCCAGGTAGCCGAGGCGCTGCCAGTGGTAGCCCATGATCTGGAACAGACCCCAGCTGGCGGACTCGAGCGCGGCGGCCGCGTGGATCTGCTGTGCCTGGGCGAGACGCTGATGCTCGGCGGTACCGCCGATGTAGCCGCCGGCCTTGCGGTTGACCAGGGCGGGATGCTTGGCGGCTAGTGCGCCCGCCTGTGCGGCGCCGACGCCGTAGGCCTGCAGGCGCTCGAACATTACGTGCCGTTCGAACAAGATCACCGGGCGGCCGTTGCTGGCGAAGCCCTCGCCGCGGCTCTCCACCTGGTTGACGGCCATGACGCTGGCCAGCGGCACGCCGAGGCGGTCGGCGGCCTGCTGGAGGTCCTTCCGCTTGAGGTAGCGCGAGGTGTCGTAACCGTGAAGCGCCGCCAGTGTCTTCGGGCCGGCGACGCCATCGTCCACCAGACCGGCGCGGCGCTGAAAGGCAACAACGGCGCGCTCGGTCTGCTCACCGAAGTCGCCGTCCACGGCTACAGCGAAGCCGGCCAGCGTGAGTGCGGCTTGCAGGTTGCGCACGGCGAGGCCGCGCGAGCCGATGATCAGCAGCTCGCTCATACGCCTTCCACCTTACGCTCGAATAGCCGCTTGGCGCCGGCGCGGACGCCTTCGGCGCCGACCAGGCCGATGATGCCGCCGAAGAACGGGGCCGCATCCAGCGGGATTCCGAACAGCGCCAGGCCATTGCTGGCGGCTAGGGTGATCAGGCCGCAGACGACGGACTCGATGGCGATCCGGCGCAGCGAGCCGCCGCCGAGCATCAGCCGCGAGCCGGCGATGCCCATAGAGAGCGCCGCGGCGTAGATGATGGGGTAGTTCTCCTGTACCCAAGCGGCCAGACGCGCCAGGGTTTCCGGTTGGTCATGCATGCGCTTCATTCCACTGTCCGTTGAGCGTGAGGGTGTTGATGTGCTGGACGACTTCGCCCAGCTGAGCCGGGCTGTAGCGTTGCGGCATGGGGAAACCGAGCGCGGCGGCGCAGAACTCGCTGCAGAACCAGCGACGCCGGCTATGCAGGCCGACCGGCAGCAGCTGGCTGCCGAACAGGCCGAAGAAGTCGTAGCCCTGTCCGGCGTTGGCGCGGAAGACACGGGCGATCTGGCGATAGTCAGCCCAGGGCAGCGGGATGAGGTCCCAGTGTTCGAGGTTCAGCTCGATGTGCTTGGCACGCACGCCGCCGTCCATGGCCGAGGCGGACAGCCAGCGACCATCGGCCAGGACCAGCTCGCAGTGGCTGTACTCGGAGCGCGTCCAGAGGCGAACCAGGCGGTTGAACAGCGTGCCGCGGCCCTTGTAGAGGGCGAGGTAGATCAGTCCCATAGGTTCACCACTTGGCGTTGTTCAGCTTGCGGGGCGGCATCCGGCAGGGTGACGGCGGTGCCGTGGGGGATTACGGGGCCGAGATCGGCGAGACCGGGGTTGGCGTCGAGGACGGCCTCGGTGACTCCAGCGGTGCGGCCGTAGTACCGCCAGCAGATGGCGTCGACGGTGTCGCCCTGGTTGGCAATTACGGTGGTCATCAGAGCAGCTCCACCGTGGTGTGGCTGATGCCGAGGATGCTGCGCAGGGCGTGGCGCGCGTCGCGGCGCAGCTCGTCGATGTTGGTGCTGTCCTCGGTGGCCTTCTGCTCGCCGCTGTTGGTGGCGTCGAAGCTGCGGTAGCGCTCGACCAGTTCGGCGGTGGCGCGGCAGTAGATGGTGCGGCGGTAGAGGTGCAGCAGTTGGCTTTCGCCCTTGATCTGAGGTGCCGGCACGTCGGACAGGGTGAGGTGGCCCTCTTCAGTACGGGCGCGGCGGTATAGGTCGAGTTCGCGGTTGGCCTCGATCATGGCGTTGATCGCGGCAACCTCGATGCGCTCGGGGGTGACACTGGCGTCCAGGCGCATGGCGGCGCGCAGGTCGAGGCAATCGATCACCGGCCAGAAGGCATCGTTCTCGATCTTATGCTCTGCGGTGGTGGCGCCGGTGGCGATAAATCCGCTCATGCCTATCGCTCGAATGGGTCGGCGGTGGTCGGGGCTTCACGACTAGGCCAAGGAGAAAACCTGTCGATCAGCCCCGAGCCGCCGGGTGCGTGGGGACGCTCAGTTAGCGGAGGGCTCGCCGGTGCCGGTGCTGGCATCCGGAGCGCCCTGGTCGGCTTCGGCGCCCTTGGCCTGGTCGGGCTGGGGCTGATCGTCTGCCGGGGGCTCGCCAGTACCGGTATCGGTAGGCGCGCTTTCCGCGTGTTTCTTGAGGAGGCGCTCGGCGCGCTCCAGATCCTTCTTGCCACCGCAGCTGTTGTGCAGCTCGATGGCGCGTTTGAGCAGGTCGATGCCGAACTGCAGCCAGGCCCGTTCGTCCTGGGTGAGCGCTTCGGCGTCGTAGTTGAGCTGGGCCAACTGGGCGCGGCCTTGGGCGAGAACCAGCTTGGCGCGAGCCTCGTCGGGCATGTCCTGGTCGGCGGTGAGCTCGGCGGTGCGGTTGAGGGTCACGAGCGGGAAGGTTTTGCCGGCCTTCTGGGCGTTGAGTGCCGCAGTGGCGACTTCCTCGGCCACCAGGCAGCCGGTGGTGCGGTTGAAGCGATCCGGCATCACCAGCTGGTGGCGCAGCACGTACTCGGCGATCTGCAGGCCGCCGTTGAAGTCGCTGGCGTCGAAACGCCAGACCATGACGGTGACCAGCACGTCGTCCTGGGCGCCTTGGCCTGCCGCGAGTACGCCCTCGATGTAGGGGACGTAATCCGGCAGCAGCTCGGCCTTGAGCTTCGCCTTGCCTTCCGTGGACTGCACCTGCTTGAGGCGGAACTGGTCTTGCTGCAGCTTGGCCAGCATCACCTCATAGCCGGTAGCGCCATCCATTAGCGCGGCGGGGGCGGCGGCTGCCGCCTCCTGGGCTGCGCGCTTGCGCAGCTGGTTACGTTGGGCAAGGGTCAGGCTCATGCCTTAGACCTTCTCTACGTTTTCAACCAGGGCGACCAGGCCGAGGTCTTCCACGACGTAGGCGTCGTTGGAGGACTGGTAGTCGGCGATGCGGTCGTACTCCGGCTCGTCCTTGAGGTGGCGGCGGCGGGCGCCTTCCTGCCAATAGATCGACAGGTTGCTCAGGGTGGTGACCAGCACGGTGCCATCCGGGAAGTAGGGGGCGTCAACGATCGGCAGGCCGCCCAGCCGGGCGCGGGTGACGATCTCCTGTGCGGCGTTCTCTTCCTGGTTGGAGGTGGCGCCTTTCTCGACCGCGGCCAGCAACTTCTCGTGCATCAGGTTGCGCGAGACGATGACGATCAGGTCAGGGTGGCTGCGGTGCCACGGGTCCAGCATCTGGACGGCATCGAAGACCAGACCATCGAGGGTCTTGTAGTCGCCGGTGGCACCGACGGTGACCTTGCCAACGGTGGCGCCTTCATCGAGCACGCGATCCGGAGCCTTGGTGCGAATCTTCTGCAGCCAGCCGATGTTGACGTCCTGGCGCAGCGGGTAGGTTGCCGCGTTGGTGGCCGCGGCAGCGGAGACGCCGTTCCAGCCGATCATCAGGCGGTCAAGGGCCTGCCGTTGGGCGATGGCCGCAGTGAGGCGGGTCTGGAAATCCGGGAATTTGGCCCAGGCATCGAGCAGCACGTAACGGAAGGCGCTGTCGAAGTTGGTCTGCTTGCAAGTGTAGTCGTCCTTGGACAGAGCCTGATTCTCGCCAGGGTTACGGCGGTTGCCGCCTGCGGTGTCGGTACGGCTGGCGATCGGGCCGTTGACGCCCAGCAGTAGGGCTTCGCCCGACTGCTCCATCACGCCGATGACGTTGATGCGGCCGAGCAGCGCGGTGGATTCCTGGATGGCAGTCTCGAGGTTCTGCTGCACGCTGGGCTCGACGTTGAACTTGACGGCGGCGCTGTCGACGCCGTTCAGCTTGGCTACCTGTGCCAGGTAGCCGTTGTAGGCGATTCGGGTTTCGTTACGCATGGTGTGCTCCGAGTGGGCGCTGGTGATGGGTCAGAACTTGGCCAAGGCTTTGCCGTCGCCGCCGGTGGCGGGTGGGCGCTGCTGTTGGCTGTGGTCCTCGGTATCGCTGAGGCGCGTGACCAGGTCGGCCAGCTCGGTTTCGAGCCTGTCGACCTTGGCGCTCAGCTCCTGGCGAGCCGTCTGTTCTGCGGTGAAGGCTTCGCCCTGCTCCTGAGCGTGCGAGGCGAGGGCCTCAACCGCTTCGGTCAGCTCGGAGAACTGGGCGTCGTCCTTGACGGCTTTGTCCTTGCTCTTGCCGAGGGCTTCCATCACACGGGAGAACAGGCCGGCGACCTTGCTCTCGCTGTCGGTGACTTCCTCGAATTCGAGGGCAACTTCGATGGCCTCGGAGAACAGGTTTTCCGGGTCATTCTTCCTTGCCTTGAGGGGGTTGGCGTCGGGGTGTTGGGCGCTGAAGGTGAGCATCTCGGTACCCAGGCTGGCCGGGGTATCGGTAACGGCGATGCCGTCCAGGTACGCACGGCCGGTGTCGGCGAACTTCGGGCGGATCTCGATGCTGGTGAAGATCTTCTGCCGTGCCTTGTTCAGGGCGATGAGGTCGGCGGTCGGCTCGATCTGGGCGAACAGGGCCAGCTTCTTCTTGCCGGCAATCTCGACTTCTTCGGTTTTCAGGGCGACGACGTCGCCGTAGGCCTTGAACGGGCCGTCCGGCAGCAGGCTGCGGAAGTGCTCCAGCCAGACGCGGGCGCCGTAGGTGTTCGGGTTGTAGGTTTCGGCAGCGTCCACCAGCCATTGACGTTCGATGGTGCGGCCGTCGGTGGTGGCGCCTTCGACGGCGACGCGGAAGAACTTGCTGCGGTACTTCTTGGCGGTGGGGTTGCTTGCGGCCATGGGGCTTTCCTCAATCCGGGGCTGTGGGCCTTTCGTTGAGGGCATGGTCGGCACCCGGCGGGGGCGCGGCAACGCGGTTGGCATGTAGGACAGAGCGATACAGGACGCGCCGGTAGGGGCTCGCGCGCGCGAGCGGCAGCATCGGCGCCATGAACGCTATCGTCGAACTCCCTACCGATCACCGCCGCCACGCCAAGCACCTGTATTGGCAGGGCTATCGCGTCTGCGAGATCGCCGAGCTGCTCGGCGAGAAGGAGAAGACGCTGCACAGCTGGAAGGCCCGGGACGAGTGGGACCGGGCTACGCCGTTGGAGCGCATCCAGGCGGCCACCGAGGCCCGCCTGGTGCAGCTGATACTCAAGGAACCGAAGAGCGGCTCGGATTACAAGGAGATCGACCTGCTCCACCGGCAAATGGAGCGGCAGGCCCGAATCCAGCGCTACCAGGACGGCGGTACCGAAACCGACCTCAACCCTGAGCTGGCCAAGCGCAACGCCGGGGAGAAGCGTAAACCCAAGCGCAACGACATCACAGAGGAGATGGTCGAGAAGCTCGTCGAGGCGTTCCTCGACGGGTGCTTCGACTACCAGAAAGACTGGTACCGAGCAGGTAACCAGCGCACTCGGGCCATTCTGAAGAGCCGGCAGATCGGCGCGACGTTCTATTTCGCCCGCGAGGCGTTGATCGATGCGCTGACCACCGGGCGCAACCAGATCTTCCTGTCGGCCAGCAAGGCGCAGGCGCATATCTTCAAGGCGTATATCCAGGCCTTCGCCCGCGACACGGTCGGGGTTGAACTCACCGGCGACCCGATCATTCTGCCGAACGGCGCCGAGATGCACTTCCTGGGTACCAACGCGCGCACCGCCCAGGGCTACCACGGCAATTTCTACTTCGACGAATTCTTCTGGACGTTCAAGTTCAACGAGCTGAACAAGGTGGCCAGCGGCATGGCCATGCAGAAGCAATACCGGCGCACCTATTTCTCGACGCCCAGCTCGATGGCGCACGAGGCCTATTCGTTTTGGACGGGCGAGCGCTTCAACAAGGGCAAGCCAGCGGCTAAGCACCTCAAGCTGGATGTGAGCCACGACTCGCTGCAGCAGGGGCGGCTGTGCGAGGACCGGATCTGGCGGCAGATCGTCACCATCCTGGACGCCGAGGAGCGTGGCTGCGACCTGTTCGATATCGACGAGCTGCGCCTGGAGTACGACGCCGCGGCGTTCCAGAACCTGCTGATGTGCCAGTTCGTCGACGATGGGGCGAGCATCTTCCCGCTCAATCTGCTGCAGCCGTGCATGGTGGACAGCTGGTCGGTGTGGACGGACTACCAGCCGATGGCGATGCGGCCGTTTGCCGATCGGCAGGTATGGGTGGGCTATGACCCGGCCGAGTCTGGCGATTCCGCCGGCCTAATCGTGGTGGCGCCACCGCTGGTACCGGGCGGCAAGTTCCGCGTCCTGGAGCGGCATCAGTTCCGCGGGATGGACTTCAACGCCCAGGCCGAGACGATCCGCCAGGTGACGCGCCGCTACTGGGTGACCTACATCGGCATCGACACCACCGGTCTCGGCAGCGCGGTGGCGCAGCTGGTGCGTCAGTTCTTCCCGGGCTTGAAGACTTTCTCCTACAGCCCTGAGGTGAAGACGCGCTTGGTGATGAAGGCCTGGGACGTGATCAGCAAGGGCCGGCTGGAGTTCGACGCCGGCTGGACTGACCTGGCGTCGTCGCTGATGGCCATCCGCAAGACGGTTACGCCGGGAGGGCGCCAGTTCACCTATACCGCCGGGCGCAATGAACACACGGGCCACGCCGATCTGGCTTGGGCGCTTTTTCACGCATTGCACAACGAGCCGCTGGAGGGCCAGACCGTGGCCAACACCGGCATCATGGAGATTTATTGATGAGCAAACGTCGCAACCGTAACCAGCAGGTGGCCACCACTGACCAGGTGCGCGAGGGCGAGGTGCTGGCCAATGGTGAGGGCGGCCAGTCGATGGCCTTCACGTTTGGCGATCCGATGCCAGTGCTCGATGGCCGCGAGATCCTGGACTACCTGGAATGCTGGGCCAATGGCCGCTGGTACGAGCCGCCGGTCTCGCTGGACGGACTGGCGAAGTCGTCGAAGGCGAGCGTCTATCTACAGTCGGGCCTGATCTTCAAGCGCAACGCGCTGGCCCGCACCTTCATCCCGCACCGTCTGCTCAGCCGGGCGGCCTTCGAGCAGATCGTCATGGACTGGGGCTGGTCGGGCAACCTGTACCTGGAGAAGCGCGACAACATGCTGCGCCAGGCGATCGGCCTGCAGCCCTGCCTGGCGAAGTACATGCGGCGCGGTACCGACCTTGCGACCTACTACCAGGTGCGCGGCTGGAAGGACGAGCACGAGTTCAAGACCGGCAGCATCTGCCATTTGCGGGTGGCGGATATCAACCAGGAGATCTACGGGCTGCCGGAGTGGCTGCCGGCGCTGCAGAGCGCGCTGCTCAACGAGAGCGCCACGCTGTTCCGGCGCAAGTACTACCAGAACGGCAGCCATGCCGGCTTCATCCTGTACATGACCGACGCGGCGCAGAACGAGGACTTCGTCACCGACCTACGTAACGCGATGAAGAACAGCAAGGGCCCTGGCAACTTCCGCAACCTGTTCATGTACGCGCCGAACGGTAAGAAAGACGGGTTGCAGCTGATCCCGATCAGTGAGGTGGCGGCGAAGGACGACTTCGGTGCGATCAAGAACATCAGCCGCGACGACCAGCTGGCGATGCTGCGCATCCCGCCACAGCTGATGGGTGTGGTACCGCAGAACGCGGGGGGCTTCGGTTCGATCCGGGAGGCGTCCCAGGTGTGGGCCGTCAACGAGCTGGAGCCGGAGCAGGCCCGGCTGCGGCAGATCAACGATTGGCTGGGGGAGGAGGTGGTGCGGTTCAATCCTTATGAGCTGCCGGCCGGCGCTCCGTAGGGGTCATAGGCGTTCCAGCTCGCGCCGGATGAAATCGCCAAATGATCCGGCCGTCCACCCGTTGAGGTCGATGACCTTCCCCGCATGCATAAAGTCTCCGATGTTCAGAGTGACTACGGGAAGCCCCATCGACCACTCTCCATAGTCGACATCCGTCTGGTTACTCAGCAGGCCGCTGCCTTTCAACTTTGTTCCGGAGATGCCTCCGACCTTTTCGTGCTTCGTGTCGTCATTCACGTACTCACGTCCTTCAACACTGGTTACGTAGCCACCACCCGACACGGTGCCATCAGGTTGAAGATCAGCAAGACCTGCCCCTTTGGCGGGGTCTGAGTCCACATCACGAAGCACGAGCCATTCGACAGGCTGCATTTCCAGAGCCTCAATTTGTCCATGCACGTAGGCAGAAGTCGCCCGTGCTTCGGCGCGCTCGTGATCCGGTGAGGGTATTTCCTGTTGACCGTAGGAGCTCATGCTGAAAAGCAAGTCAGATCCCTGCTCCCGCGTTAGGTCGACCCCCCTTTTTCGCAGTTCATCCCATGCACAGTTGTCGATCAGAACGGTCGTCCGCTGCAT